TACACCTTATTTACAAATTCAAATGGTACGTATACAGGTTATGCGTTTGCCATAAGTTTAGATAATTCCGCATCACCTGCCTCAATGCTAGAATATACACCACCTGGTGGAACTTATTATTTGGCGGACATGAGAATTATTGTAACAACATTTACAGGTACATCATACTCAAATTATGATAACTTAGTTGTTGCAACATTGAGGTCAAGAGGTTTGGCAACATATGTTGGAGACAATGGACCTGTTTATGAAGTTACCGGACTTACTCAAGTTAATATGGTTTGTTCAGGTAATTACTCAGGTGTCACATCTAATCCTTTCTCAACTTTTAAAATTACAGGTACAACAAGAAATAATGCAACTTTTGATTTTGAAACATCTTTAAGTACATCATCAACTAACAGTTTATCTAAAGTTTTTGGTGTAAGTAATTTCGATAAACCAAAATCTGAAATTCCTTTATTCGTAGAAGAAGAATATTCTAACCTTCTTTATAATTCATATAATAAAGGATACATTAGAGGTTTAAGTTGTGATTTAGTTGAATTGGATTCTGCAAGGAGTGGAGGTACGATATCAATCGGAAACTACTTAGAAAAATATCAAACACCTGAAACACCTTGGATTGTTTCTGAAGTTCGAGGTAACACAGTCTACAGACTATTCAAGTTGTATACGATTTCTGATGGTAACTCTGCAAATAGAGAGGTTAAAATTTCTTTGGCTAATATGTCGTATGTAAATAATACTTTTGACGTACTTGTTAGAGATTTTTATGACACTGACCAAAATCCAACCGTTATCGAAAAGTATTCTCAATGTTCTATGAACCCTAATTTGAACAATTATGTAGCAAAGAAAATAGGTTCAAGTAATGGTGAATACGCTTTGATTTCTAAATTCATAATGGTAGAAACTAATTCAGATGCTCCTACAGACGCATTACCATGTGGATTCGAAGGTTACATAACAAGAGAATATAGTGGAGCGACTTATACTAAATCACCTTTCTTAGTTTATAAAACAAAATATAATATTCCTGGTGAAACTATTTTTGAACCACCATTTAATACCCCTGTTGGTGCCGGTTACTCATTAACTACTAACGGAGATAATGTCAGAAGAACTTATTTAGGTATTTCTGACAAAGTAGGTATTGATACCACTTTCTTGGATTATAAAGGAGGTCAAAACGATGGTTCATTATGTGACACTGAAGATTTCCTATCTTGGAATTATAAAACAAGAGGATTCCACATGGACTCAGACGCTGCGTCAATCCTTATTTCTAGTGATTATGTAACAAGTGGTACTCCTGAATTCTATGTTGGTGATGGAACTTTTCAATCTGAACCAACCGAACAAACTAGTCCTTATTTTAAAATTTTCTCTAGAAAATTCACTGTAGCACCTGCAGGTGGATTTGACGGATGGGATATTTATCGTGAATCAAGAACTAATACTGACAGATTTACACTTGGAGGTACAGGTTACAAAAAAGGAGCATGTCAATCATCAAGATATCCAACTGCAACAGGTCAAGGTATGTTCAAACCAATTACTATCGACCAAAGTAAGTTGGATTTTGCAAGTACCGATTACTACGCTTACTTGTTAGGTATGAAAACTATGGCAAATCCTGAAGCGGTTAATATAAACGTATTTGTAACACCTGGTATTGATTATGTAAATAATCTATTACTTGTTAATGAGGCAATCAACGTTGCTGAAATTGACAGAGCGGATTCGATTTACATAACAACAACACCTGACTTTAACATGTTTGTTCCGACGGCATCAAGTACAGAAGACGCTTTCTATCCACAAACTGCGGTTGATAACTTAATTGATTCTGCAATCGATTCAAACTATACGGCAACTTACTATCCTTGGATTTTAACAAGAGATACGGTTAATAATACCCAACTTTATATTCCACCAACTGCGGAAGTTACAAGAAACTTAGCACTTACCGACAACATCGCTTTCCCTTGGTTCGCAACTGCGGGTTACACAAGAGGTCTTGTTAATGGTGTTAAAGCGAGAAGAAAACTTTCTCAAGAAGACAGAGATGTTCTTTACGAAGGAAGAATTAATCCAATCGCAACTTTCTCTGATGTTGGAACAGTAATTTGGGGTAATAAAACTTTACAAATCGCTCAATCAGCACTTGATAGAATCAACGTAAGAAGATTGTTATTACAAGCACGTAAGTTGATTTCAGCGGTTTCTGTAAGATTACTATTCGAACAAAACGACGATATCGTAAGACAACAATTCTTGGACGCTGTTAATCCTATCTTGGATTCAATCAGAAGAGACAGAGGTCTTTATGATTTCAGAGTAAGTGTTAGAAATACACCTGAAGACTTGGATAATAATAGACTTGTTGGTTCAATTTACATCAAACCTACAAGAGCATTAGAATTCATTGATATAACATTCTATATCACTCCAACAGGGGCTTCATTTGAAAACATCTAATATATGAATAAGAACAATAAAAAAAATACAACTCAAATAAAAGAGTCCAAACCGAAACAAATAGTTATAAGTGAGGCTCAATTAGAAAGGTTGATTCAAAAATTGTCAAAATGATTAAACAAGGGATATATAAAAGACCGGCCCCCGTGTCCGAAGGGATTACGGAGGCCGGAACTCCCGACATGAAGTATTATGCTTTTGATTGGGACGATAATATTATGAACATGCCAACAAAAATTATCTTGAAAACGGATGATGGTGAAGAAGTTGGAATGTCAACAGAGGATTTTGCACATCATAGAACTATGATAGGTAAAGAAGACTTTCAGTATGATGGTAATACAATCGTAGGTTATGCGGAAAACGCTTTTAGAAACTTCGTAGTTTCGGGAGATAAGAAATTTATAATAGATTCAATGACAGCCCCTACCGGTCCTGCTTGGTCTGATTTCGTTGAAGCAATTAATAACGGTTCAATATTTGCAATTATCACTGCAAGGGGTCATACACCATCTGTTTTAAGAGAAGCATGTTATAATCTGATATTATCAAACAGAGATGGTATATCCTTCACAGAACTTATTAGAAATCTTGAAAAGTATAGAGATATCGCAGGATTCGAAGGAAACCAAGATAAAATGGAAATACTAAACGAGTATCTTGATTTATGTAGATTTTATCCTGTGGCATATGGCGAAGGTTCATCAATTAGCCCTGAAGAAGGAAAAATAAATGCGATGAAAGAATTTATGTCTTATATAAAAGAAGTTTCAAACACAATTGGAAAAAAGGCTTTTTTAAAAAACGACGTAAGTAATAATTTTATACCTGAACCAACTTTAGGTTTTTCAGATGATGATATTAGAAATGTTGAAACTATGAAAAAACATTTTGAAAATGAACCTGATAACATCCTACAAACCTACTCAACCGCAGGAGGAATAAAAAGAAAATACTAAAAAAAATAAAATTGATAATATTTATCATAAAAACAATAAACAGAACTAAAAAAAATAAATAAAATGGCTGATTTACTAATGAAAATGCCCATTCCGTATGAACCAAAAAGACAAAACAGGTTTATACTAAGATTTCCATCATCTTTGGGCATAAACGAATGGTTTGTGGAATCAACTGCGAGACCACATATTACAATTAATCCTGTTGAAATTCCCTTCCTTAACACTTCTACATACGTAGCAGGACGTTTCACATGGGGTACACTCAACGTTAAATTCCGTGACCCAATTGGTCCATCGGCTTCTCAGGCTCTTATGGAGTGGGTACGTCTATGCGCTGAATCAGTTACAGGTCGTATGGGTTACGCAGCAGGTTATAAGAAAAATGTTGACTTAGAAATGTTAGACCCAACAGGTGTTGTTGTTGAAAAATGGATTTTAGAAGGTACATTCTTATCGGATGTTAACTTCGATTCATTGGCATACAATACAGATGCGTTAGCAAGTATCACGGCAACCATGAGAATGGACCGTTGTATTTTGGTTTACTAATTTTTCATCATATCTATAAAAAATCCCAAGCACATAGTGTTATGGGATTTTTTTGTTTATTTATTTGGATACGATATTATTATTGTAATAAAAAAACAATATGGAACAAGATATTTCAGTTTACGGTCAAATGAATTTTAATTTACCACATGACGTTGTACCGTTACCAACCGGTGGTGTATTCTACAAAAATAAAAAGAAATCTATAAAAGTAGGTTATCTAACTGCGGCAGATGAAAACATTTTATTGAACGCTTCCTCAACTAATAAAGACGGAGTGGTAATTCAATTAATGAGAAGTAAAATGTATGAAAACGATATTAGACCTGAAGAATTATTGACGGGTGACGTTGAGGCTATTTTAATATTCTTAAGAAATACCGCATTTGGTACAAACTATGACATCACTATAACAGACCCACAAACTCAAAAAAGATTCAATGTAAGTCTAAACTTGGACGAACTTAATATCAAAAAAACAGAACATAAACCAAATGAGGAGGGTTCATTCATCGTAAAATTACCAAAATCAGGTAATGAAGTTAAGATTAGACCTCTATCTTTGGGAGATAGTTTGGATATAGAGAAAATGGTTGACAGTTATCCATCAAACAGAGTGGCACCAAAAGTTACTTGGAAATTAAATAAACAAATTGTTGCCATTGACGGAAATACCGATAAAGGTATGATTGCACAATTCGTTGAGACTATGCCAATCATGGACTCTAAATTCATCAGAACATTTCTGAATGATAACGAACCGAGATTGGACTTACAAAAAGAAGTAACCGCCCCATCAGGAGAAAAAGTGATTGTAGATATCACATTCGGGGTGGAGTTTTTTCGGCCTTTCTATTGATTACAGGAAAATAATTTCTGACGAATATTTTTATTGTACGAAATACCTTAATATATCGTATTCCGATTTTTTAATTTTACCAACCTATCTAAGAAAATACTTAATAAACAAGTTGATTGAGATGAGTAATCCTCAAAAATAACCAATCATAATATTTATAAAATAAAATTATGATGCTAGACGACGAAACTGAGGAAGAAGACGGGGGTAAGGGTGAGAATAAGGGACAATCATATTTTGCAGGCGCAAAAAAAGAGACTAAAAGAAAGTATCAAAGAACAACAGACAAGGTTTTTGATGTCGGTACTACAATAGCCGCGGCAAATGATGCTGCAGTATTATTAAACAAAACTTTAGGTGGTTCAGGCGCTCTCGCCTCTACAATCGGTACAAGTTTTGTCGATGCCGGTCAAAAACTTTTACTTTTAAAAGACAATCTCGACACATTAGAAGAAGGCATGCAACTGGCAGCAGAGACTAACAAATCTTTGATGGATGCGACAGGAAGGGCTTATATCGCATCAGCGGACGAACTTGCCGGAATAATCGCATCACAAGAAGCGTCAGGTGTTGCGGCATCAAAGTTACTTACAACTTTTAAAGGTCAAGGATATGCTTTACAGGGAATACCAAAAACTATACAAAAAGTAATTGATACCACAAAACAATTGGGTGTTAATTCCGCGGCAGTAACTGAATTGGTTGTTACTAATCTTGGTAAATTAAATACCTACAATTTTGCTAATGGAGTTGAAGGTCTAACTCGAATGGCGGCACAATCTGCGGTTATTGGGGTTGACATGGGTAAAATATTCTCAATCGCCGATGATATGTTTGACCCCGAAAAGGCGGTAAATTTGGCATCGTCTTTACAAAGATTGGGTGTTGCAACAGGTGATTTATTAGACCCACTCAAATTAATGGATTTAGGACAGAACAATCCACAGGAGTTACAAAACCAAATAGTGGAAATGTCCAAAAGGTTTACCTATTTCAACGAACAAAATCAAAAATTTGAAATATTACCAGGAGCAAAATTACAATTGAGAGAAGTCGCTAAGGAGTTGGGTATGAATGCCGATGAATTAGCAAGAATGGCGTTAGGAAGTTCAGACCTCGCCAAAAAAATGAATGAAATTAGATTTCCTGAGTTAGAAACAGGTCCATTAACGGAAGACCAAAGAACGATGATTGCCAATCTATCTGAAATGAAAGATGGTGAATACAAAATCAAGATACAAGAAACTACCGTAGATAAGGAAACAGGGGAACGAAGGACAACTGGTCGAGTGCTTGATAGGTCAACTTCTGAGTTAACCGCTGAAGACTTCAAAAGTTTAGAGTACGCTCAAAAAGAAGGTACAAAAACTTTAGAACAGATTGCTCTTGAATCTATGGCTTATGATAAAAGGATTACACAAGCCGTTGAGTCACTTGCGAGTTCCGGTAGAGGTGCTTTAGCAACCTCAAGACTTGGTAATAAAGGTCAAGAATTATTGTCTAATACTATATCTGATTTAGTTGGAATGACAAAAGAAATTTTTACAGCAAAAGGTGGTAGAGAACTTTTAAATGATGCGACTCCTGCTTTAGCAGAATTTGGTAAACAACTACAAAAGGCTTACGGAGATGGTAAAATTAGTGAAGACGAGAAAAAAGAGTTAATGAAAACAGGTAAGGGTATTGATGAAAAATTTGCCAAAGTATTCGGTAAGGGTTTTGATATATTCAAAAGAATGGGCGATTATGCTAAAGAGTACCCAAATGAGGTTAAGAACGCATTAGCGGCGGCGACAGAAAATTTGGAAGGTAAATATGGAGAAGATGGTACTTCATCCACTTATACCAAAAATGCGGAACCGAGATTAGAGGACTCACAAAATAAGGAGGAATTATTTACTGGTATATTAAGAGAGGCAAATAAAAATAAAGATGTTACTTCACAACAACCTGTAAATAATAACACCCAAAATGTTAGTACGACTAATAACGCTCAAAACACAAATAATAACGTTAGTACGACTAATAGCACTTCAAACAACACGAATTACGACCAAACATTTATAGACCAAACACAAAAAATAACAAAACAAATGGCAAGCAATAGTAACCCGTTTGATTTGTCACCTATGGTAAATTTACAAGGAGAACAACTGACCGCAAGTAAAGGAAGTTTAACTGAGTTACAAACTTTGAATTCTAATATTAATAAGAGTAATGAAACTTTAATTTCTGCAATGTCAAAAATTACATTACCAAAAGAAAATTACACTGAGCCGACAAAAGAAAGTAATACAACAATTGTTCAAAATACAGAACCAAATCAAAACACCGTAACTCCTGAAATTAATGTAGACCCATTAGCGGATTTACAAAAAGAGCAATTAAGTGCATCTAAAAATAATTTTGATTTAATTAGCAACAATCTTTCAAATAAAGGTCAAGGAGACGACAATGAAATTAGTAAAAGTATTAAAGAACTCAGTTCAAAAATGATTAATGACGGAGACCTAACTTTAGGGGATATATTACCAACACAAAAAGGAATACTATCCTCAACCGACTCAATGGTTGCATCTATTAATAAGATGGATGAAAACTTGAATTCGGCAACGTCAAAAATTTCAGAACAAAAAGGAAATATTGTAGAACCAACAAAAGAAATTAACACGACAATTGTTCAAAATACAGAACCAAAACAAAATACTGTAACTCCAGAAATTAATATGGACCCATTGGCCGACTTACAAAAAGACCAATTAAGTTTATCTAAAAATAATTTCGAGTTAATGAGTAACTACTTTTCAAATAAAGGTCAAGGGGATGACGGTAAATTTGTAAAAAGTATTGAAGAAATGAGTTCAAAAATTACAGGTAATGGTGACTTGACCTCAATCGAGGGAATACTACCAACACAAAAAGAGTTACTAACCTCAACCGACTCAATGGTTGCGTCTCTTAATAATTTGGATGAGAAATTAATTTCTGCAATGTCAAAAATTTCAGAACAAAAAGGAAATATTGTAGAACCGACAAAAGAAATTAACACGACAATCGTCCAAAACACAGAACCAAATCAAAACACCGTAACACCGGAAATTAATATGGGTCCATTGGCGGATTTACAACAGGACCAATTTAATTTATCAAAAAGTAATTTTGAGACGATGAATGGTTTTTTTTCAAATAAAGACCAAGGAGACAACGGTCAACTTAGTAAAAGTATTGAAGAAATTAGTTCAAAAATGAGCGGTAATGGTGACCTGACTTCAATCGAGGAAATATTACCCACCCAAAAAGAGTTATTAACCTCAACTGACTCAATGGTTGCATCTATTAATAAAATGGACGAGAATTTGATTTCTTATGTTAGTAATTTAGACAGTAAAGATATTAACAAAATAGAGGTAAAAATTCCCGAACAAACAGGAATCGAAAGTCAAAAACCAACCATTGAAGGCAATGAACAAAGTGTTCAAGCATCAGAAATGATTACAAATAATATCACTAATAATACTTTAGCCCAACAAATGGCAAACCCTATTACAAGTAATCAAAATAATCAAACATCTTTTGATGGTAAATTAACTATTGAGGTTAATGTTACCGCACCTCCAGGTGTCGATACCGCAGCAATCAAAGAGGTTGTTACACAAACTATGTACGATTCAAAAGTAAAAGAAAATATTAATAAAAGTGTTATTAATCCTAGAATTGGAAGTTATAATCCAACAACAGGAATCCCAACCTAATTAAAAAATTTAACTTTTGTTCTATTTATATTAAAAAGTTCGAATGGCAAAACCATCTACTCTATATCAAGCACAACAGGCCGGTCCTAAAACTCAAACAAAAACTGAGGGTAGTTTTTTATCTTACGAACCATCACAGGTTTTTAGGGAAGAACTTATTATTAAAAATTTAAAACCGTATAATATTGCGGGGATTAATTCTGAACCGCAGGGTACTGTTATATACCAACAAAGCCCACCTGATTTATCCGCCACAGAGCCTTTATTTTCTTTAGATGGTACAGGATTCCCAATTATTTTCAGAAACGAAAGTCCTGATAATTTAGTTGTACCGTCAAGTTATTTAGCGTACGATATATACAAAAGTACAAATCCTGTCGGTGATAGTGGGTCACTCTCAAACGACTCTTATATTGCAAAGATAGGTGCTCAGGTTTTGAAAAGTTCTTTGTTAGAAACAAATGCTTTTTATATAAAACAAACTATCTCAAGTGAGAATTCGATAAGTTTCAAAATAACAACACCCGATGTTAATGATACCTTCGAAAGTAAACTTTCAGGAACTTACTTTCCGTCATCACCAATTCCTGGTGATTACTTTTTAGATGGTTTAAATAAACGTAATACAGACACTTTAGGTGAAGCAATTAATTTAGTCGCAGGACGAAGTACAAGATTAGGTGGTATATTCAGTGGTTCTCTAACAAGGGCGATAACACCTTCACAAATTTTTTTAGAAAACACTGACGAAGGACAAAAAAGTTTGATGTTTGCAAACTTGTCTTATAATATTTATCGTCCGGCTTATGCGAATTCTGCCTTAGGTGGTATTGCCGGTAACCTAATAACAACAGGTCTTAACAATTTATTAGATAATTTTGGGTTACAATTACCCGGTGCTTATTATGTTGGTTCATCTATTTCTGAACCAAGTTTTGCGGAATCGCCTATAAATCAAACACCTATAGACAATTATGGTAGAGACACCCAAGCAATTGTTTTGGGTCCCGATGTTTTAGGTAAAGACTATGAAGGGAATGAGAGTAAAATTAATTTCGGATTAAAATCAAGTGCGTTCATCAACCAAGGTAATTTGGAAGGAGATTTAATTTGGGTCTCACCAAAATACAAAGCAGGTAACTCATCGTTTTATTCAACAGGTATTGATTTTAAACCTGGTTCAATTTTAGATGATACTCAAAGGTTAATAGAATCAGCAGATAGGTTACAAGGTGAGGCTCGATTAAAACATGTCGGTAATGCGATAAATCAAGTAAGTAGAACCTTCAATGATGGATATAGAAATATTACTAAAGGTTCACAAGTAAAACAAGTAACATATAAAAACGGTAAAGCGGAAGTTGGTACAGAATATTGTAGAATATTCACTAAAGACTCTCCATATTCGACATATAATAGATTACAAAAGTCTGATGGTATTGTAAATTTTGGAAGAAAATTCACATACTCAGTTTTAGATAGTACATTTAATTTAAACATTTATCCAACCAAAGAACAACCAGGACCCAATGGTGCCACACCATCATGGGCTCAAGGTGGAAAAGTAAAAAAATACATGTTCTCAATAGAAAATCTTGCTTGGAAGGA